GCCATACGGCGCGGCCTACTAGTCGTCAGCGGTGGCAGTGGCGAGCAAGCATAGTACCTGTGCGTGCACATGCACGTAACACTCTGTGCCCAGGCGACATTCTCCACATTGGCGCAATATGCAGCAATGCTTATGGAGGCATCCATGTACCAGCGTATACGTGAGCGGGCTCCGTCGTTCGAACGAATCGAACATATTAACGGTGTCCCGTATCCCCGCACCGTCTTTCCGTCATTTGACATGATGATCGACAAGTCGGGGAAGCGAGCTCGCGGCGGTAGACTTCCGTCGTCGCCGTGTGAGCACGTCTCTATACGTCAGTTCATCTTTCGGCCGGGGGAATGGGACGAGTACGACACATCAATGTCGTATAACCACTCGTTTAACCACATCCCGACGGAGTTGAGCTTTCCCTTCGTAAGGGAATGGATGTCAACCCATGTTGATTGGGACACCGTTCAACTCGCCAATGGCGCGTTCTCGGCGTTCTCGGATCAGGTCCCAGCGGACGTTAACTTCGGGAACTTCCTCCTTGAATGGGGAGAGGTCGCCGATATCCTGCCTGGGATCTGGAAAAGCGTCTCGCTCTTCGAGGAGCACGTTGAGGACTACCGGCAAACCGCTCGCGCGGTTCGTCGCGTCCCGCCTGGCCCCTCACGAGTTAAGGCGCTTGCCAACCTCACCCTCCTGTGGGATTTCGCTATCGCTCCACTGGTCGATGACTTGACCAAGCTGTCAAACATTGCGTTGACAACTATGAAGCGACTCGAACGCGTCCAGGCTCTAAACGGCCGTACGACGCGAGTACACTTTCAACGTGTATTTCCCAATCTGGTGCCGGCTTTACCGCCGTCGTGCCAGTCCGGACGCGGTCTTGTTACGACACTTGTCGCAGCAGAAACCGTGTTCAGAGCCACCTGCAATCTGCAGGTGGACCTAGAGGATGTTGATGGCCCGATTGGTTTCATGCGTGCTTTGGTCGGCACGCTTGGACTCAACAATCCTGCAGGGATCGTTTGGAACGCACTGCCGTTCAGTTTCATACTGGACTGGCTGTTCCGTTTCGGCGATTTCCTAAACCTACATAAGGTTCAACCCTTCGTAGGAGAGTGGAACGTCAAAGACCTTACATGGTCGATGAAGTACCAATCGCAGTGGGACGTCACGCGCACGGCTGGATTTCAGCCTGGCGGGATTCAGAGTGACCGCTACGAAGCGGCTATCTTTGCGAATCGCTATGAGCGTGGCGTCGGCTTACCTGCATTCAGTCTGTCGGACGTGCTGCACGTCCCCCCTACGCCTGGGCAGGCGAAACTTCTACTGGCGCTGTGCGTCAGTTTATCATAAGGAGTTCTTTCCGTGGCTATCTCTCAGACCATCTCGGTCATCAATGCCGCCAACGGCGTTGCGGCGACCTTCGATCCGCTGCCCTCGCAGGGCGACGGCATGGTCCGCCGCGTCCACTCGGGCTCCGGGGCTGCGACAGTCCCCACCATCATGGTGGTGTCGCAGAAGACGATCAAGAAGACCGTCGCCCGGCCCTACGACGTCGAGTCCTTCACCATCCGGATCACCGGTGGTGCCTCGAGCACGCTCCAGCCCTTCGCGACTGACGAGGTGATCTTCACCCTGAACCTGCCGAAGCTCTCGGACAGGTCCGTCAACGTGAATGTGCAGGCCACAAACCTGCTCGGCTGGATCGGCCAGTACTTGCGCGGCTCGGCCTACGCGGCCGGCGATATCGCGAAGTACAACGTCGACAACGTGGACGATCTGCAGCTCGGCTTCAAGTAAGCCTTCAACAGCTGCAGTGTAGAGGAATCGCCACCATGACGTGAGGGGTTGACACATGACGTGCCAGTCTCATAATTGTCACGGTGTAGTAGATCCATTCTACAGCACGCTCCTTATCCAGGTCCTGCTCGACAACCCTTGCCACATCGCTGATGACGAGGTTCTCCAGGACGTAGAGTACGCCTCCCGGCGGCTCATGTCCGAAGGACTTCCGTTCGTCACCAAGCTTCTCCCGCTCTTTGCAAAAGCGGCTGAGACTGGGCTTGAGACCGGTCAGTACAAGGTGCCCGCTGGCTTCAAAGCCTCTAAGCGGAATCCCGGACTACCTGCATTCCTGCAGGACGTCCTACTGGCCGTGTTTGATAGTGACGGTGTGCTACGCCCTGAGATCATGACCCACGTTTCCGCAAATCATGTAGACGGGGCAGCCAGCACAAGCGTCGAGGAATTGGACAGAGTCGCCGTGGCGGTACGTCATGTCCGCCAAGTCGGCTATCTGTTCTATAAACTCGACTTGCCTTACCCTGAACAGGTAGAGCAAGAAGCGCTTGCTAGGTTTGTCCAAGTCGAAGATGAGCTGCCCGAGCCTGACGGCCCGGTTAGCGGCGGTGATGAGCTCCTTGACATAGTCGCGTATGAGATGACGCGCTTGCTTGGGGAGGTGGACCTCGTGAATATTATTCCGAGGCATGGTCCAGGGGCCGTCTCGACTGGCGAAAAAGGCGACAGTAAGTGGACATTCAGTCGCACTTATGATAACCTGACGCCGGTGTACGGGCTCTCCTACTTCACTGTAGGTGGGCACGACGAGGTGACAGACCGTCGGGAGTGGGTGCGGCAGTTGTCCCACTGGGACACCGGGCTGTGTAAACTCCTGTTCGTTCTGAAGGATTCGCGCGGTCCGCGTACGATCTGCCCTCATCCATTGGAGTTCCAATGGATCGCACAAGGGCAGGCACGCGCGATCACTCCGCACGTCGAGGCCATTAGCGAGTACAGGATTAACTTCCGTGACCAGACTACCAACGGTAGCCTGGCTTTGCGGTCGTCCCTCACTCGTGACAATGCCACCCTCGATATGAAGGAGGCTAGCGACTGGGTGTCGCTTGCACAAATGAGGCGGGTCCTCCCGTCTAGTGTAATGCGGTACTTGGAAGCTACGCGGTGCGAGGCACTGCAGCTCCCAAATGGGGAGGCCATCGTTCTGAAGAAGTTTGCGCCTATGGGTTCAGCAGTTTGCTTCCCAGTAGAGGCGTGCTTCTTTTGGTCGGTTGCTGTCGCTGCCATCTCGCTGGTATTACCAGGTAGAAGACGGTGGGTACGGCAGCATGTGTACGCCTTCGGGGACGATTTGATTGTTCCCCGAGAATACGCACATGTTGTCATTGACGGGCTCGAAGCGGTTGGCCTGAAAGTCAACCGTTCCAAGAGCTTCGTCACTGGCTTCTTTCGCGAGTCGTGCGGTGTCGACGCCTTCGTCGGGCGTAATGTGACGCCGGTACGGATCAAGAAGTCAGTCCGAGCGGGTGGACCCTTAGGTTCCTACCTCCTTTCGTGGGCGGACTATGCTCATTCTTTAGAAGAGCACGGTTATCCGCGTGCAAGTGAATCGTTGTACGCAGCGATCGAGGCCATAACAGGCCCGCTGCCGTACGGCACAAGTGACGCAGGTTACTTGTGCAGGCGAACAAACACGTGGTCGAGTGCTGTCTCTCGCAACTATAAGTTAGCTAAGAGACGCAAACTCCGCATACGTCTGGACCAAGACTTCCAGAACGTAGAGGTCAAAGCCCTTGCTGTACCTACAGCTAGGACTGAGACCACAAGCGTTGACGGCTGGGAGCGCCTACTTCGCAACCTTACGCAGGGAGCGGGTAGACGACCTGACGTCGTTGCACTGCAAACCAACGACGAGGGCCCGTTAGTCTACAGGTGGAACAGGGTGTAAACCCTGTTGAGGAGGGTTCCGGGTTCATTACCCGGGTGTGGGCGCAAGCCTACACTGCGTTGAGCAGGGGCACACGCCCCTCC